TCAGCTTTCTTCTATAAGTAATATTATAGATCCTACAATTTGGGTCAAAAAGTTTAAGACTCAAAAATTCGATTTGGATCTAGTTAAACGTATAGTCCAGGAGGCAGATCTATGAACGTTCAAGCTGAAAACCTAGAAGCAAACCTTAATATGGAAATTATTCTATCAGAGACAGACAAAAGTGTATATGTTAAATTATCAGGATTTGATACGGTAGAAGATGCTGATGACTATGCTGCTTATCTTACAGACCATCTTCCTTTAATGTTATTCCATTCAGAGGTACTTCACTAATGCCAGACATTGACATAGATTTTGCAGATAGAGAGACTATTTTAAAAACAATTAAACATATTAAAGCAGTAAGAATAGACAATAATCAAACTACTAATCATAATACTGGTATATATGTACAAGACATTCCTTTTAATCCGATAACAAACCAATCAACTTTAGATTATAAACTAGCAGAAGAACGAGGATATTTCAAAATAGACTTTTTAAATGTTGGGATATATAAAGATATTAAAAATGAATCACATCTAACTCAACTATTGAATCAGGAACCATTATGGGATTTATTAGAGCAGGACGACTTCAGCAATTTACTATTTCACGTCAACGGACATGGTTCGATCTTAAGAGAAATGAAACCAAAGACGATAGACCAACTTGCGGCAGTTTTGGCAATGATACGCCCCGCGAAACGCTATCTGATTGGCAAAGACTGGACTACGGTGATGACGGAGATATGGAACAAACCAGATAATAATGAATACTATTTTAAGAAAGCTCACGCTATTGCCTATGCTGCGGCAGTAGTAGTGCAAATGAATTTAATTTGTGAGCGAATAAGCTATGACTACGCTTGATTATTTTTTCACTGCTTTGATTAATTGAACCTGTTTTCTTTTGACTCTTTTAAAACTCAAATTTAAAAGGTTTACTGTTGGACCAAGAATTACACGAACATCTTTGCTATTGAAAGTCTTAATAGCATACCTAAAAGGTTCTACTTCTTTACGACAAAATATGCTTATTGGTATTTGACGATTACTTTCCCACCACCATATTTCGCCGACCTGTAACAACCCTGTTTTTTCTTCTGGACTTTTAATCATAGATAAATCAAAGAAGCTTGTTACAAACTGATCTTGATTAATTATTATACCGACATATTCGTCATCGCCATAGTGCAGAACTGAAATAAAGGGTAGTTGTTCTTGTATATTCTGTCTTAATTTTACCATAAATAATGTTGAGGCGAATCACCAATGCAAAAAATTTCAAGTTATTTATATCCGAATAGAATCGAATTAACTGCTGATTTGACTACGCATCCAACGGAGTGGAGAATCGTGTACCAAAGAAGATTTAAAGTTTATAAAGGTTTTAAAAATGATCTGCTGCTTGACATTAAAAACGCAGAACAAAAGAGAATAGACATCAGCAATAAAAATGTTAAATTTATTATTCTCGACCAAAATGACCAAGAAGTGTACACTGCTACGGCCACCCATAGTTCAACTCCAGGGTTGGCAACAGTTTCTATACCTCCTGCAACTTTTACAAATATTAAACCTCAATTTTTAAAATTTACTGTTTATATACTAAACAACGATTTATCAAAAACGCCGATATACGGAGATACTCAATTCGGCCTAGGAGGAACATTAGAGCTAATTCAGCAAGGCATAGAAGTGCCTTTGCCTGATCTAATAATAGATGTCTTTAATTATTACGATGACCTAACATTAGCTTCAAATATCAAGAAATATATTAGTGAAGCAGCATTGATAAATCCACCTAATGATTTAGCAACCACTGGAACATTAGATTTTGATTTTGTATTGAATAGCCTAGATGGAACTATCATCGTTCAATTTACCAAAGATTCTATAGCACAAACTTTTAGTAATTGGGAGGATATAGAAACTTTTAATGTTACTAATTCGACTACTACTTTAACAAAAACCTACACTGTATCGAATGAATATAATTGGGCTAGAATATATCTTATTACAGCTCCTAATAGTACCGGAAAAATAGACAAAGTTACAATTAGACGCTAAACTGTGTCTATGAGTCTTATCACAGATACAGTATATTCGAACCTTCCTTTTAAAAGAAAGACAACTCCTAGTGGGTGGATCAGTTTTAATGCGGTTTGCTGTCACCATAATGGTACTAGTCAAGATATTAGGCAACGTGGAGGAATTATTGTAAATGGAGATGGTGTTAGCTATCATTGCTTTAATTGTCAGTTTAAAACAAGTTGGCAACCAGGAAGAACTATCACACCAAAATTTCGTAAATTGTTAAGGTGGTTAGGTGTAGGTGATGATCTAATAACTAAATGTACTTTAGAAAGCTTACGACTAAAAGAAGATGGAACAGGTACTAATTATAAATCAAAATTACCTGTGTTTTTAGACAAAGCTTTACCAAGAGGATCCAAGCCAATTATAGATTATTTAGATAATCCGCCCGATGATCTTATGCCGGTACTAGAATACTTGCAGAAAAGAAATTTATATTTAGAAGACTATCCATTTTATTGGACAGAAGAAGATGGGCTTAAGAATCGATTAATCATTCCTTATTATTACCAAGGAAGAATAGTTGGATATACTTGTAGGAAAATTAATGACGGAAAACCAAAATATATTTCAGAACAGCAACCAGGATATGTTTTTAATTTAGATAAACAACCTAATGATAACAAATATGTTATTGTAGTAGAAGGACCATTTGATGCAATTAGCATAGATGGCGTGGCAATTCTCGGTAACGAAATAAATGAACAGCAAAAAATTATGATAAATCAGTTAGGTAAAACTGTAATAGTAGTCCCTGATAAAGACTTGTCAGGGAAAAAAATTGTAAATCAAGCGATAGATAACAATTGGTATGTTAGTTTTCCAGAATGGATTGATGTGAAAGATGTCAATGACAGTATGATTAAATATGGTAGATTAGCTACACTATATATGATTTTACAAAAAGTAGAATACAATGCTTTAAAAATACAATTAATTTGCAAAACTTGGTTTAAAGGAAATTAGAATGTGGGAAAAAATACTAAATTTTATACTAAGACCATATTATTGGTATAAACAAAGGAAAATAATTAAAAATAGATTAAAGGAGTTAAGGGAAAGAGATCCCTTTATATATAAATGATAGAATGGGGTATTAATGCACTGAATCATGATGCAAGCATTGCAGTATTCATTGATAAAAAATTGCAGTTTCATAGACGTAGTTCTGAATATTCTGGAATCATAGGTGATAGCGATTTAAATACTGAGGTCATAGATAATGCCTTGAGACTAGGACTACCAAATAAAATTTATTGGTATGAAAAACCTTTTATTAAAAAAATTAGGCAATTATATGCTGGACAATATAAGTTAGCATTTAATATTAACGAATTTCCTAAAAGATATTTAGATAGGTGGTTAAGTGACTATTCTATCGTCTATAACGACCATCATCTAAGTCATGCAGCAGCTGGCTATTATACTAGTCCGTTTGAAGAAGCTGCTGTCGTTGTTATAGATGCTATAGGAGAATGGACAAGTATGAGTATTTGGTTAGGAAAAGGAAATAAATTAAACTGTTTATGGAAAGATAGTTATCCTAAAAGCCTAGGACTTTTTTATAGCGCATTTACGCAACTTATAGGGCTTAAACCAACTAAAGAAGAATTCATTCTACAACAACTTAGTCAACACGGAGATAGGAATCGTTATCTAGCAGAAGTTCTTAAAAGGTATAATAAAAACTTACACAAAGGTGTACTAGATTGGCCTTATAAAATTTACCCAGAAGATCATAAAGATATTGCCGCTGCTGTACAATTTGTGTTTGAGCTCGAAGTCGGTTCTATAATGCTTAAAGCAAAAAAACTTACAGGGAACAATAATTTGGTTTATATGGGCGGTTGCGCTATGAATAGCCAATACAATAAAAGATTAATTGAGGAATGGAATAATATATGGAGCTTGCCTTGGCCAGGTGATGCTAGTAGTAGCGTAGGCGCTTGGTGTGCAAAAAATAAAATAAGAGTGAATTACCCTAATAAGGTTGTAAAACATTTAACAATAAGAGTATAATTACTATTAGAGATCTTTTTAGTTAGCTTTTGCAAAAAATAACTCTGGTTTATGAAAATTAAGTTATGAAATTAGATGATTGGATAGTTGTACCTGGAGATAAGGCATTAAAATCTGCTCTAGAAAAAGAGCAGCGTCAGCAGAATAATCAAAATCTTACAATACTAGACTATCAAAGGAAAAATTTAGATGCGGCTTTAAAATTTGTAAAGAATTTTAATACTGCTGTAGATGCCGGCGCCAACTACGGTGTAATGAGTTACAACCTTAATAGTTTATTTTCTCATGTTCATGCCTTCGAAGTTGAACCAGAAGTAAGAAAATGCTTACAGCAAAATACACAAAATTTTAAATTAGATAAAGTCACAATTCATGAATGTGGATTAAGCGATAAAGAAGAATTAGTGTCATTAAATTATCTTAAAACTACTTTTGGTACCTATATTAATAAAACAACTCCTGGCAGTTTTTTATGTAAAACTTTAGATAGTTTTGATTTTCAAGAGGTTGGACTAATTAAGCTGGATTGCGAAGGGTATGAACCATACATTTTAGCAGGCGGTGAAAAAACAATTAAAAAATATCGTCCAGTAATATTGATGGAAGAAAAAAATCTATCTGGAAGATATTATAATACAGAAGGTAATCTAGCGGTTGAACTTTTGCTAGAATGGGGCTACACTAAAGAAATAAGCTGGCAAAAAGATTGTGTTATGGTTTATAAAAATATGGAGAAATTAGAATGACTACAAGACAAAACGCAGACTACGGATACGAAATACAAAAACTTTATCTTGAAATTATGCTTACAGATGCAGAAACATTTGTAAGATGTCAAAGTATTTTTGATCACGAACTTTTTGATAGGAAATTACAAACTGGAGCAAAATTTATCAATGACTATGTAGTAGAACATAATGTATTACCTACAATGGAGATAGTTAATGCAGCTACTAACTCTAGTTTTACAAGTCCAGGTGAACTTAGAGAAGAGCACTATGATTGGCTGTTAATGGACTTTGAAACTTTTATTAGACACAAAGGACTCGAGCGTGCTATTCTTAAATCAGCTGATTTACTTGAAAAGGGAGAATACGGCCCTGTAGAAGATCTAGTTAAACAGGCTGTGCAAGTTGGATTAACAAAAGATATGGGAACAGACTATTTTGCTGATCCAAGAGCTAGGCTATTAAGAATTAAAGATAAGAATGGACAAATAAGTACTGGATGGCCCACTATTGATAAAAAACTATTTGGTGGAATGAACAGAGGTGAGTTGAATATTTTTGCTGGTGGATCGGGTGCAGGAAAAAGTTTATTTTTAGCTAACCTTGGAGTGAACTGGTCATTGCAAGGACTTAATGTAGTATACTTAACTTTAGAACTTAGTGAAGAACTCGTTAGTATGCGAGTTGACAGTATGATCACTGAAATTCCTAGTAGAGAAATATTTAAGCAGATTGATGAAGTTGAAATGCGTGTCAAAGTGATCGGCAAAAAATCTGGAACATATCAGGTCAAATATATGCCTAGTGGAAAAACAGCTAATGATATCAGAAGCTATCTTAAAGAATATGAAATAAAACTAGGGCGTAAGGTCGATGTGTTGTTAATCGATTACTTAGATTTATTAATGCCAATTAGTAAACGCATAAGTGCTGAAAATCTGTTCATTAAAGATAAATTTGTTAGCGAAGAATTAAGAAACTTAGCAGTAGAAAAACAATGTATCTTAGTTACAGCTAGTCAGCTTAATCGTGGAGCAGTGGAAGAAGTTGAATTTGATCATAGTCATATCAGTGGAGGTCTTAGTAAAATACAAACGGCAGATAATGTGTTTGGCATTTTTACTAGTAGAGCAATGCGTGAACGTGGAAGATATCAACTACAACTAATGAAAACTCGTAGTAGTAGCGGTGTAGGACAAAAAATCGATTTAGAATTTGATATAGATACTTTACGAATTACAGACCCTGGAGAAGAAGGACAAACTGAACAAGAACCAACTAGTCGTGCTGGGTCAATTTTAAATAATCTACAGCGTACAACTAGTATAGAACCTAACAATGATCCTACTGCTGGAGCAAGTATTAAAAAAGGTGTTGTAGTCGAAACAAGCAAACTAAGACAATTACTAAACAATCTTGAAGAATCCGTTTGATAAATATCAAATAGGATTGTTTAATGAGTGTAGAGCATATTAGAAAGTATTTGGGTCTTTTTGAAGAAGATAATCCATTTTATACTAAGGGAAAACCAGACCTTAATAAGTTAGGTACGCCTAAAACAAGCGGATTTCAATCCTATCCGATGCAAGCACCTGTTTGGGAATATCCTGAATGGCAAAAAGAAATTTGGATAAAACATAAAGATAAGATTGTTTATGAACCCTATGGATCAAGAACATTAGGGAGTGTTGATTGGGAAGAGACTTTAAGACAACATCCTGAATTAGCAAAAATTGCTCCTCCAGGCAAAGCCCCTCCTGCTACTACTCCTGCTCCTACTACTCCACCACAAACACCTCCTAGTACAGGAGCTACTCCGCAAACATCTCCTGCTCCTCTAGATAACAAACCTACTGAAAAACCTTACGATACTACAGGAAATGACGCAGATCTTGAAAATAGTAAAGAACTATTAGCCCAATTAAAAAAAGATTTTCAATATAAATTTTCTAAACCTCTTGTCACAAATAGTGAAGAACGAACACGAGAAAAACAACAAGAATTGTATGACAGATATCGCAGAGGTGAAAAAGGTATATATACCCCCACTAACCCTGCCAAATATCCAAATGCAAAATATTTTCATTTAAATGCTTTTGATGCATCAAATATCAATGCAAAAGAAGAAGAGTGGCTTAAATCAATTGGATGGGTAAGAACAAATAAAGTAGCAGATCCTGTACATTGGTCCTATATAGGCAAGCCTCCTCCTAGACCAATGACTCCTGGTAAGAAAAAATGGATTGAACAAGCAAAGAAAAATAATCCAGATATTGATGACGAACTTCTAAGTGATCATTACGATAAATTTATCTACCCCGGAAGTCAACCTGCTAAGACCGGACAAAAACCTCCTGCTGCTAAAGAAAAACAACCAGCTGTAGTCACTGACCCTAACAAGGCAGAAAATGATAGAAAACGAGCAGAAGAACTTGCAAAAGCATCTGAAAAAATGCGACAGGAGGTTAACACTAAACCCGATCCTAAGAAAGATAAGCCTCAAAGCAGTAAGGAACGATTGGGTAATATTAGAGAAGAAAGATTAGCCAAAAGTATAATAGAAAGCTTTGGTTATACAGTAGAAGCCTATGATGACGATGCTGTTGACCTAATTAGACAGCGAAATATACAACAAGGTAAAGCTAGTGATCTTGAAACTGGTTGGGAAGCAGAAAGACGTAAACGAAGACAACAACGAAAAGAAAAAGAAGCAGAATTAGCTAAACAACGAGCAAATACTCCTACAATAGATACTCCAAAAAATCAAGGAATGGCAAGATTTACAATAGGAGATGAGCCTAGTAATAAAGTAAGTCGATTAGATATGCTTGATAGACCTATTCCTAGTACACAGGATATAGTTAATAAAAGATTTACAAATACTCCTGACGACACAGGCATAAAAGGTGAACCTAGAGCATCTACTAGAGCAGAAACTCCTAAAAAAACTATGCTTGGCAAATCCTTGAAGGCAGGTGGTGCAGCATTAGGCGTTGCTGGTACAGCATTATCTATAAAAGATATTTACAATGATATCAATGTCGGCGATTATCCAACTGCTGCACTAGAAGTAGCAAGTAACATTGCTTTCATATTAGGAATACCATTTGGTGTACCTGGCTTTATAGGAGCATCGGCAGCTTCTTATTATCTAAGTAGTCAAGCAGAACAAAATAGAGAACAACGGCGTGCGGTTGATAGGAAAAAATTACAAGAAGCTGAAAAAGCTTTACAGGTATGCCAATTAACCTTAAATACTGATCAAAAATTAGATGATCAAACTAAAGCTTATCTGCAAACTTGCATAGATAATACCAAGGCAACTATTGATACACTAAAGGGAAGAATTTAAACTTCTTTTCTATATGTTGGTGTATATTCAACAACTACAGGCACCCAATCTCTTCTAGTTCTAGCGATCATATTATCTGCTAATCGCTGGGCTGCTTCTTCAGCAAAGGCTCTCTGCTTTAAAGTATAACGAGCTCCGGTGAGATCTTGGGTTTTGACACTCTGCCTTGTTTCTGGGCAATATGCTTTAGGTAAAAGATAAACGTCCATAAAATTCCTCGCTATAATGTATTTAATCAAACGATAAATATTCGAAAGGATATTTAATGAGTAGACCAGTTAGAAATATAAGATTACTACCTTTTAATACTAGTTTCTTATCTACTACCGGCGCAGCCAGCGGAGAAATTTACTACGATGTAGATCGTAAAACTTTGAGGGTTATGGATGGTAAGACTAGTGGTGGCTCAGAACTTGCAGTAAAAACACTATCAAATGTTACTAACTCAGACTTTTTAGCTAAGGCTACAGCAGCAGGTGTAGGAACATCTATTGGAGGTATTAGCTTTAACCAAGGTGCTAATCAACTTACTACAACAGCTACCTTTATAGGAACACAACAAAAAAATTATCTACGTTTCCATTGGGATACTTTGGCAGATTTGAACTCACAGGTAAGTCCTGTATTATGGCACGGAATGATTGCTCACGTTCATGAAACAGGAAGACTGTATTTTGCTCATAGCGGTGCTTGGACTCCAGTGGCTAATTATAGCGACATCACTAATGGTCCTAGTGCCGATTTAGGTAATATTGAAATAACTAATAGCACATTTACAACTTCAGATAGTAGCAGCATAATTTTTGATCAAGCCACACAATTTAATAGTAGTGTACAAATTGGTGGTGATATTGTATTTGATACTGGTGCAGATAGATTTATAGGACCTGCATCTAATCGTATTAGATTTAACGGTGACATAGCACTACTCCCTGCTAATACAAAAAGTGTCATTTTAGAGACTTTAAACAGTGGAGTAAAACGTACTTGGAACTTTAATAGCTCAGGACAATTCATATTTCCTGATGGATCAATTCAAACTACAGCCTTTACAGGTGCAGGCGTTGGCGGCATCAATAATTTAAGCGATGTTGATACAGTAACAACTCCTCCAGTTTCTGGCAATGTACTAAAATGGAACGGAACAAATTGGGTCCCTGGAACTGATGTGACTACTGGCGGTGGTGGATCAGATGCTGATACCTTAGACGGCCAGGATAGTAGCTACTACCTTAATTTTAATAACTTAACTAATAAACCTAATAACTTTGGCATTATTACAGTGGGCGGAAGTAATGTACAGGCAGATGATACTAATGATACGCTTACTCTTACAGCAGGAACTGGGATAAGTTTATCAGCAGACGTTCCAAATGACACAATTACTATAACTGGAAAAACTTACTCTATTACAGCAGAGACCAATGGAACTAGTACAGCAGATTTGGTAATAACTGATAACGATTCTCTTACTTCAAATGTTACTTTCGCTGTTGGCACTGGTATTGGTATTTCAAGAACAGCTAATAATATTATAACATTTACAAATACTAGCCCTGCTCCTAATACATTTCAAACTATTTCAGTGGCGGGACAAAGTAATGTAGTTGCAGATAGTTCAACTGATACACTAACGTTAGTAGCTGGCACTAATATTGTAATTACTACAGATGCTTCAAACGATAGTGTAACTATAAGTGCAAGTGCAGGAGCAAGCACTTTAAGCTTTAGTACAATAGCAATTACTGGAACAGTAACTCAGCAAGCAAATGTGGTAGCAGATACAACTACTGATACACTAACACTAGAGGCAGGAACTGGAATCGACATAGCTACTAATGCAACTACCGATACAATCACAATCGGTCTTGCTAGCTCTGTAGCTAATACATTTGGTACAATTGCTGTAACAGGAACTTCTGGCCAGGCTAATGTAGTAGCTGACAGTGCTGGAGATACTTTAACTCTAAGTGCTGGAACAGGGATAACTTTATTAAGTAATGCCAGCACAGATACGATAACTATAGCAAATAGTTTTAACCAAATTAGTACATTACAAGATGCATCAGCAGCTTCAGCTACTATCGATACCTTACTACTACCAGCCATAACTATGCTTAAGGTAACTGCAACAGGTAATACAGCATACAACTTTGATCAATACGGCACTTCAAATAATAATCCTACAATATATGCAATTACTGGAACAACTATAGCATTTAATCTCCAATTTGGTGGGGCTGCCCATCCATTTTTAATTCAAACCTCAGGCGGCACAAATTATAATACTGGATTGATACACTGTGATACAACGGGTACTGTAAACAATGACAGTAGTGCCCAAGGAAAAACACTTGGTACTTTATATTGGAAAATTCCTGTAGGTATAGCTGGCAATTATAGGTACCAATGTGCTACTCATCCTGCTATGCAAGGAACTATTGTTGTTAAGGAATTCTCAGGTATCTAATGTATAGTACAACCTGGTGGGAGTCAGGAATTGATATTAGTACTGACCCACCGAGACCTACTTATACCCAACAAATACAAGGTCCTAAAGGCACTGTAGAAGGCTGTGGCTTTGTTTGGTGTACAGATAGGGTAGATTATGTAGAAACTCTTTATTGGTCAATGATAGACGTATTAGAAGGAGCCTATCATTGCTGCTTGACAGGCAATGTAATTTTTCGATAACGACGTTGCTCTAAATATTGCCACCACGGTAAAATATGTGCTATACACATCACAAACCACATTAAAGGCATTTCATACATAAACCCTCCGCACATACTATTTCCTTTAAACAAACTAAAACAACCTAATAAGAAAAAGATCGGAGCTGGGGATAGGCTTAAAAACAATTTAAATGGATTCATTGAATTTATTTATAACAGTGTAAATACAAAAAAGGAGTATCCTTATGCAATATGCTGTAACAGGTATTAAACAGATACTCACAGACACTAATGAACTACACGGCTGGACCATTCCAGAGTATATAGTAGACTATGAAGCTAGAATTTTAGCTGACAGAGTAAAACAACCTAAGTGGCAACCTGAACCTAGCTATGCTGAACGATATATGCAAATTCGCTCAACTAAAGAAGCATTAGAATTTGCAAATACTTGCTGGTTTACTCGTAGTTGCTTTCCGGAACTACATCAAAGGTTTTTAGACTCTACATACTATTGTCAATTAGGACAGAGTTGTTATGATAGGGTATTGCGTGATAGCAGTGTTCCTAGCCCTACTATACGTATTATGAGAGATCATTTTGAATTCTTGGCTGAAACTGCCTATACAGCTATTAGGCATTTTGGAGACTTTAGATCAATGTGGGATTAAAGGAATAACCTTAGATTGCTTTGTAGAGATAAGTTTATCGGTGAAATCAGGAATTATATCAAACAAACGCTTAGATCGAAATCTGTCATTCTTTATTACTTCTGCTAAAACTTCATCTGGGTTGGCAAAAATAATAGGAAATTTATCTTTTAATTGAATTAATATAGACTCAATACCTTGTACTCTTAGACCTTTTTTCAACCAAAACTCTATAGATTCAACTAACGATAATCTATGTTCTTCACGAAGAAGTAATACACTTTGATATTTGGGAAAAGTTAAAAGTTGTAGCAAAATTTCTACATCAAACTCTTGTTGTAATGTATACATATCCTCTGCCCAACGATCATGGTTATACAAATGCAATATTGTACTTACAGCTAAAAAACCAGCGTTGATTGATTTAAAACGGTGTAGGGTATTTAACGCCGCTGTATGATCTCTATCTCCTCCCCTAAGATAACTATAAAGATCTCCTAGACTTTCAATACTGAGTACAAAACTTACCTCAAACTTACTGATTGCTTCAAAAAGCCTATCAGTGCAGTCTATACCATTAGATACAAAACTAATTCGGCATCGAGGATTAATAGAATATAATTCTTCTAAAAATTCAGCTAGATGCGGTATGTTAAACGGCTCCCCGCCTTTAAAATTTAGCTCAATGGCCGTGGCAAAAACATTCATGTCTCGAAACATAGTTTTTTTGTCCACACTGTAAATTTCATTTGGTTTTCCTAGGTATTTTGCCCAACTACTGCTAAACGTACTAGAACAAAAAATACAGGTTAAACCGCAAATATTTCCGAATCCTAAATCAATACTAATTAACCTTGTTTCACTTTCTTTAAATGTATTATGATCTATTTCTGTTAATACTAAACGATTACGCCCTAGACGATGTACTTCACCACTACCTTTTTCTACACAAAACTCTCGGCAATTATTAGGCAATGCCCCACTACGATGTATTCGTCTAAATTCTTGATACCAAGGACCATCAAATACTTCTTGTAAACTGTGCTCAAAAAAATATTACCGACTACATCGTGCTTGGTGGTTAGGCCACAACAAGGCGTAATACTACCATCGGGCATTATATTAATACTACTTTCAGGAATAAGGCAAAAACGATCTTTATATTCTATCATAAACTATACTTATCTTCTAAGCTAAATATCACAATGCGAGTTAGACAAATTATAGAATCTTGGCCTTTAGCATTGGGCGCAGCTGGTAGTTTGATTAGTGCAGCTCAAACTTTAAAACAAACAGGCCCCCCTACAGATCCAGCTAAGAATCAACCTCAACCACGCATAGACTTTAGCAGTATACAGA